TTCTTCAATTTCGTCCTCCTTGGGAAATTCAACTTCGTCGTCAGTTTCAAAATTCATATCGACCTTAAAACCTTCTGCATCTTCAGTTGTTTTTTTATCAGCCCCGGGCATAGTGTCAAATAAAACTTTGTCATCTATTTCATTGGTGTTATCTTTTTTTGCCATTACTGCGTACCTCCTGTAGGTGTATTAAAAGATTTCATTGCTTCAGTAGCCATTTTAGCGGCTGCTGCTGTGTCAGTTTGATTCTTACGCATTTCGTTTGTCATTTCTGATAAACGTTCACGTAAATCAAGTTCTTCACGTTTTGCCTGTAGTTTACTCTGTAATTCAGCAACCTTCAACTGTGGATCTGCTTCAGCTTGTTCTGTTTTTGCTACATTTAAAGCAGCTTCTGTTTGTAACCTTGTTACTTCTGCTTCTAATTTAGCTATTTCAAGCTGCGTGCTTCTGATTTGTGATTCCATTTGGAATTGTTGTAATTGAAGTTGCTCTTCTGTTGGAGGAGCAGTACCTTCTTGTCTTCTAATTCTTTCTGCTATATCAGCTTTACGCGATAAGTGTGAGTAGTCAACAATTAAATCATCAGGGATTGGTACACCAACTTGTCTAAGTTGTATAGCTTCAGCGAATTGTACTTCATCATAATTATCTCTAGCAGGCATAGTACCAACTACTACTTTATACTCTCCTAAAGTTAAATCATTTATAATGACCCCCTCTGGGCTCATTTGATTAACTCTTAATTTATTTCTAGGTTTGTATGGGTCTTCATTATCAGTTACTTGAATTATACGTTCTTCTGTATAATAAGTTTGTACCATTTTTAATATTTTTTCAGCTAAATATTGTCTAGTCTTAGCTAAATTATCTAACGGTACTTGTAACAACAAAGATCCTCTACCTTGTTTAGCTTGAATTGCTACGCCAGATACTTCTGGACTATCCATACCAAGCATGGCATCTGTTATACCACTTATCTCTTTTATGTTTCTTGCTGCTTTTTGACCTAGTCTATCTAAACCTGTAGGTATTTGATTCGGTGGTATTTTACCGGGAGGGGTAGAACCTCTGTTATATTCCAAAACTAACCCTGTTTCTGCGCCGTGTTCTTCTAGGTCATCTGCTGTCATACCAGACAAAGACCCAGATTCTACGATCCAACCACTGTTTGCTGTTGTATTTACAATATGCAATTCTTGAGAAGTAATTTTATTAAGTTGTTCTTGAGGAGATAATAAGTTTCTTACCATTCCAAATGGTTTACCACGCCTAAAGTACGGAAAGTATGGCACGATTGTAAAATGGTCATATGGAGAATAGTCATCAAAGAGCACTACAGTATCTGCGGTCACTGTCCAACGGACTCGTCGCATTTTTTTAGAAATAATACCTAACCCATAAGTATCTGCAAATTCTTCTCTTTTCTTTTTGCCCCAAGCGTTTGGTATTTTTCTTTTATCTCCTGTTACAGGGTCAACATAATACATACAATCATCTAGTTTGTAATACTGCCTTTCAATAACACGAATAGATCTAAGCATTCGTGCATTCTCTGGGTCACCAGGATACTGTTGTCCGTAGTTATATTCATCTGTGTCTCCGTATCTAGATTCTTCAAACTCCATAGAATCAGCACCTAAAGTTGTACCAGTTTCAGCAAGTAACCTAAGTTTATCTGCTTTATCTTGGCCATAAGTTTCTTCTATTTCGTCTATGCTCATCCACTTTGTTTCAAATATTTCGTTCCATGTTCTAGGGTCGTAATGTTTTGCATCTGGGTCTATGAGAATGTCTAAAGGATCTTTAGCTTCTATTTGTACTTCTCCATTTACATGGTCGTCAAAATCTATACGAACATCAAAGTACCCCCTATCTTGAATAAGCCCATCAGAAAATACTTGAGCTTCTATCCAATCAAGTTTGTTGTTATCTGCTATTTGCGCATAAACTTGAGTAAGAACATCGGCTACTTCTTGGTTGCCGCCCCCTCTAGGTTTAAATTGTATGTCTGCTTTTTTCGTGCTTTGTTCTGCTAGAACAGCATTGACTGTTGGAAGTATTGTATTAATAGTCAGAGCAGGTCTACCTTGGTCATCGAGCTCTTGCATATCGAACTCATCCCATTGTTCTCCTCTATAATAAGCATCGCATTTTTTTGCCATGTGTATATAGTCTTCATGGCCATGGTCTCTGGCACGTACATATGCGTTAAATTGAGTTTTTGCTAAAGTAAGTTCTTCCCCTTTGTTTAACTTCTTTTTTGGTTTTTTACTTGTGTACGCCATTTATGCACTCATTGCCGTTTTCTTTTTCGGTCCTTTCGCTATTAATTCTAACCTATCTCGCCAGGAAGGTACATGCTCAGGTGCCTCATAAAAAGTTGCGTATTCCATAATCATTAAACCAACCCAGGCCAAAGCATCAACTTGGTCATCATGCACGCCGTTAGGAAAACGCAAAAGTTCAGCAACCATCGTTCCTGTCCAGACAGAATCGGCAGGAAAGTAAACTTTACCTTGTTGCATCCTACCTTGAATAGCTCTAGCTCTCGCTTCTTTATCACGTCGTCCTACTTTTAAGTCTTTGAAATATGCAGAATGGAGTCTACGTTCAGCTACACGTTTTTCTAGAAACGGCCCGATAGCCATCTCGATATGGCCTCTCTCAATACCAACAATACCAGGTCTCCATTGTTCATATAAATCCAATATTTTTTCTACTAATTCATACCCATCGTACTTGCCCCGAACAAGGTCAACTACGAACATATTATCGTACTCGTCTATTCCTACTACTAGACCAACAGAAAAGTCATTTCTATCTCTTTGTCCAATGGCCAAGTCCCATGCACAATAATAACGAAGTCTATCATAGTCTATCTCATCTGGCTCATAATATCTCACCATATCTCTAGTAAAATAATCACCTTCGTCTGATACTGGATTCTGTTGGTATAAAGCTGTCCAGTCTCTAGGACCAATTGCACGTTGGATCATTTCTAATGATTCTAAGTTATAACGTTCGGGGTGCAGGGGCTCACCGGATGCACGAAACTCTTCATCTTCTTCTGCTATCGCAGGATACTTAACTACTTCCCAGGCATCTGCTCCATCTTCTTCTGCAGTAAGCAACTTACCAGCTAGATCATCATCATGCCACCTAGTTAAAATGACTAGTATACCTCCACCTGGAGAGAGCCTTGTATAAGCGGTAGAAGTATACCAGTCCCAGGTTGCTTCTCTATTGTTTTCAGATTCTGCATCTTCTCGGTTTTTTACCGGATCATCAATCAACAATACGTGCGCACCTTTACCTGTGATACCACCGCCAACACCAGCGGCCACATAACCACCGCCCTCGGTTGTTTGCCAAGATTCTACAGACTGCGAATCTTTGTCTAATTTTGTACTTTCAAATACGTTTTTGTAATTAGGTTCTCTTAGTACTTGTCTTACTTTTCTAGAAAAGCTCATCGCCAAAGAACCCGAATATGAACAGCTAATGAACTCATGACCAGGGTTACGTCCGAGATGCCAAGCAGGAAAGGCGATACTTGCCAGAGTTGATTTACCATGCCTAGGGGGCATGAATAGCATTAATCGAGGAGATTTTTTCTCCGCCACATCTTGACTAAATTTCTCTAGTCTTCTGCAGACATCTTTGTGGACCCAACCTGCTTGGTAATCGGGATTAAACTTTTCTACAAAGGGTAGCATACGTTTTCTTGACAAAATACGTAACGCAAGCTCTTTTTCCGCTTTTATTTGTGCGTTTTCTTCTTTTTTATTTATTTTTGGTTGTTTTTGGGGTTGAGGAAGCTGGTCCGCTTCGTCCGCGGCACAATATACGCATAGCCCTTTGGGTAATACGAGGTTTTCTGCTAAAAGTTTTTTACACTTGTAGCATTCTAGCTTCTTAAGATCTGTCACATTTAGTAACTGTAAGTTTTTTTCTTTTTAGTAGTCTTTTTTTTGTTCATAGCCATCTTTTTCTTCTTCATAGCTGGCTTTTTCTTTGTTTTACCGCCTTTATGGTACATATTTTACTCCTTTTGTTAACATTTCCACCTTTTTCTAGCCTGCCTTAGTCTAGAATTTGGGTTTTTTGCTGCTTTTGGGAACTTCTTCATCTGTCCTGCGCTTCTTGCACAATAAGACTTACGTCTTTTGGCTGCTTTTGAGCCTTTTTTGACTTTCCCGGTTACTGCTCCTTTAAGTTTTGACCCTGGGTTCTTCCTTCTGTAGGCTTTTATGCCCGCTTTGGTCATCCCAGCGCCTTTTTTAGTTGGCCTAAAGTTCTTTTTGTTCCTTTTAGGCATATTATCTCTTTTTCTTGGCACGAGTCCTCCTTTTTACTGTTGGTTTTCTCTTCCTAACAATAGTTTTTACGTTACGTGGCTTCCCACCTGGATTACCCGCCGCACGTTTTCTCTTTACTGCGCTTTTACGTTGAGCTGCAGTCATAGACCGAGCCTTCGAACGTGGTACGCATTTAGGGTACTTACGTTTACTTTTGCCTTTTGCGGATTTTCTACCGCAGGATTGAAACTTGCCCTTTTTCTTTGGAGCACCAATATCAACCCAATCGCCCTTGGGG